AAACCACTAGGCTTCTTGGCAGGCCCCACTCCTGTGGCCACTGCCGACGCAACCCGCGCCTTTGGAACCTTGCAGTACATCGCATCCGGTCAAGCCGCCGCGCTGCCGACCAGCGCCGATGTGTTTTTTGACCTAGTCTACGGCGTCCGCGCCCGCTACCGTGCCAACGCCCAGTGGGTCACCAGCAAAGCTGTTTTGGCAGCCATGCGCAAGTACAAAGACACGACAGGCCAATACCTGTGGCAGCCAGCCTTAACAGCTGGTCAACCCGCAACATTCTTGGGCTACGGCATCACCGAAGCCGAAGACATGCCAGGCGTTGCCGCTAACAGCTTTCCCTTGGCATTTGGTGACTTCAAAGAAGGCTACCTGATTTGCGACCGCGTGGGCACCCGCATCACACGTGACGAAATCACCAGCCCTGGCTTTGTCAAGTTCTACGTGCGCAAGCGCGTAGGCGGCACCTTGCGTAACACGCAAGCCATCAAGCTGCTCAAGGTCGCAACAGCTTAATCAAAGCCGTAACAGCCTCATTTTCAACCAGCCTTAAAGCCTTTCAGCTTTAAGGCTTTTTTTATTAAGGAAATTTATGAACCTGATCGTTAAAAAGCCTTTTAGCTGGGCGCACCAAGGCACTCAAATTGAGTCATTCGAAGTGGGTCAAACCATTGAAACCGAGGACGCCGACCTGATTGCTGTTGCCACCTCCGAAGGGTGGGCCGCAAAAGACAAAGCCAAAAGCAAACCAGAAGGCGACGCCACAAGCGGACCTGAAAACGCAGCGTAACCACCCCCATGACAGAACCATCCAGCACCACTGTTGGCAGTATTGCCCTCTACAAATTAGCCGTTGCCATGGGCATCCCAGCTGGCGTGGCCGCTGTGGTTGTCATGTTGTGGGTACAGCCTAAAAGCCCTAGGGAATGGGCTTTGGCACTCATCTGTACTGTCTCAGGCAGCCTCTACGGCGGGGCGTTTGCTGTCCGTCATTTTGGTTTGCAAGACTGGTCCGACACCTTTGAGGGAGAGATCGCCTTGGGCGGCATCCGACTCTTGTGTGGTCTGCCCGCTTGGATATTGGTGCGCGCCGCATTTTTATGGGCTGAAAAGAGAAAAGGCAAAGACATTGCCGAGCTGGTGCAAGACGTCACCGACGCTAAAAAACAGTAACTAGAAAAGTTAATCATGTCAGAAATTAAAGTTGCCGTTACAGGTGGTGCGTTTAAAAAACTCACCGAAATGCCAGATGGCACGCACGCCGAAGTAGTGGCTGCCGTCATTGTTGACAAGGATGGCAACATCCCGGCATCAGCCGCCGACCGCGAACTGCTGCCCACTCGTTACACCTGCAAGCAAGCATTCACGGGCGCGGTTATTGGTGACGTGATACGCCAAACCGTCGCCCTTGACGTGTCGGGCGCAGCCATGACCGTTATCAGCGTCCTGTGGGAAAACGAAAGCTCTGGCACAACGATCAGCGCACCGCCCAGCGTGAGCGCATACCTTGAGGCAATCAAGCAAGGCGATGCCCTGACCCTTGCCCAACTGCTCAGCGCGGGCCTTGCCACGGCCACCAACCAAGTGACCCAAATCGGCTACTTGGCCGACATTGCCCAAGGCCAAGGACGCTATGCCGCCTATGCCACCCAGCAAGTGGACGAAGCCACGGCGGGCACGACCTACATTCGCAAAGCAGGCTCAGACGCTGGCGACACATGGCTCGTTCAGCGGGTCGTTGAAAGCGGTACAGACACCACGATCACTTACGCAGGCGTTCGCAACAACCCGACCGTGACCACACCAACAGCCGCATGGACTGCCCGCGCATCGCTGGTGTACGGCGATATGGGAGGGGCTTGATATGGCAGTCACAGTAACAGCATCACACTTTGTGTGCGGCAGCGCCGAAAATGACGCGTCGCTAAAAGCCGCTATTGATGCCAACCCCTCACTAGGTATGTACGAGTCTGGCGCTGCTGTATTTCGCAGTCGCAGCTTGTCCATTCCATCTGGCACAAGCCTGACCCTCAACGATTACACCAATCTAGTCTTTGATGATGCGGCGGGTTATCGGATTGACTTGGCTGGCAAGCTGGATTTTAAATTTGGCGGCGGAATAACCTACAACGGCGATGTACAGCACACATTCCTCAACGGCGAGCTGCACGGTGAAAACATTACTTACACGCTTAACGGCAATGTCGCAAATGGGCGGTCTGACTTTTTTTCACCCAACACATCAAGCGCATCAACACTCAAAAATTTGCGCCTTGTCTACGGTAAAGGCGCGGCTGGCTACAACTACTACACACACCTTGAGCCACTTGCTGGACGTATTGATGGCCTCACACTGATAAATAACTTGCAAGTTGCAAGCACCATATACGTGCAGTTCGGTAACGGCACGTATAGCGGCGTGGCCTTGCCAAAGTTGGTCTCAAATTTTGGAGTCACAGCAGCGCTGAGTGTTTACTTGGCCCGCTCCGGTGGGAATAGTCGATTGCCCAAAATCAATATTACAGGACAGTCGCTGACGATTGTCGGCGACACACTGGGCGCTGCAGAATTGATAGACGAGTCTTGGCCAGACATAGGAAACGGGCAGTATGGGACAATTGCCCCAGGGCTTCAAAACGTAAACAACACAACGGTTGCCCGAAAGTTGACATTTATACCTGGCAGTCTGTTTGACGCCGCTGACAATATTTTTGTGCGCATCACAGACAGTCGGGCGACTCCCGGCGTGTATCTTGATGGCGCAATTGCATCAGCAAGCGGCACCGAAATTCAGTGGGCAAGCTATAGCCGCAACCCAAACCTACAGACTGATTTTGGTGCAATCAATCTGGTGGCCCGGCGCTGGGACATGGTTGAGCAAGTTCGCACCTACAACATTACCAAAACAGCCAACGGGTCTGTGTTTAAGTGGGCGTCTGACTTTGGACAAACACCATTTACTTACTCGGCACTCAATGTTGTTGATACCTACGCGACATCAAAGCGGACTGCGCTTGTTGGGATAGCCTTCGACGCCGTAGCCAAGACTGTGACGTTTTCGCAAGCAATGACTTGGGACGATGCACACGATTTTGCAAAGTTTTATCTAACGCAAAACCGTGACGTGACCAACTTCCTGTCACCAAGCGGAACAACATGGGTATTGACCGGTGGTTGGTCAGTAATTAATCAATCAATTGTCTCTGCCGGGCCAAAACTAAAGGGATTGGTTGATGCAAACAGTAGTGGCGCAATTGGCGTGCGGCTCACAAGCCTCACAGACACCGTGCAGATGCGCAAAGCAAGCGACAACAGCTTGATCGCCACCCGCACCGGCGCTGGCGGCTTTTCCGTTTCGCCTGCCAACGTAGGCGTGTCGGTTTATTTCGAGCGCAAGACGGGCGCAAACCTCGTCATGTCCACCATCACCACGCCCGTTACGCTGACCGCTGGGGTGAATCCTGACGTGCCACTGTACGCAGGTGCAGAGGTGCAAGTGGCGCAGGCGGGGCGCATTGAGTTGTTGCCTACGCTGTCAGAGATGACCTCGGGCGGCATTGCTTTGCAAAGCACACTCACCACGCTGGCATCAACCAACCAGACCGAGCATGACGCGACACAGCAGCTTATTGCCGCACTGCCCGCACCACTCAACAGCACGCAAATCCAAGCCGCCGCCGCAGCCGCACTGACTGCTTATGACGCGGTTGTGCCCGCTGACTTGGCAGGGCTGGCACTTGAAGCGAGCGTGCAGACACGGGCAACACAAACAAGCGTGGATGCGATTCCCACGAATCCACTTTTGACCACCGACACGCGATTAAACAACTTAGATGCAGCCATCAGCACGCGACTTGCTGCCAGCGCGTACACAGCCCCAACGACAGCTCCAACAGCCGCGCAAATTCGCGCCGAAATGGAAACTGTGGGCGGCAAGCTCGACACCGCGCTCAAGACCGCCAAAAAAGTAAGGATTCAGACGCTGTGACCCTGCTCGACACATTAAAGCGCTGGCTCGGCCTTGCGCCAAAACCAAGCGAACCAGCGCCCGAAGTCATCGAGCAAACCCTACCCAATGGCCGCGTCGCACTGACGGACCAAAAAGGCAATTTTTTAAAATTTGTGAACTAACCATGCCAATCACCCGCCTGCCCATTACCGGCACTGCACCACCCGAGCCGATTACGCTCACCGAGGCCAAGGCGCAGCTGCGCATTACTTGCCCCGACGAAGATACTTTCACCACGGCATTAATCGCGGTCGTCCGTACCGATGCCGAAAACCGCCTCCAGCGCAGCTTGGTACCCACCGCTTGGCGTTTGACGCTGGACGCCTTCCCCGCATTCCCGCAGATCATCAATTTGTCGATGGTGCCCGTTGTATCCATTACCGCTATTGGCTACCATGCCGAGGACGGCACCATCAAAACCCTAGCCAGCAATGCTTGGCTGCTCGATGCCTACAGCTCGCCTGCTCGCCTTGCTCCTGCAGTCGGTACCCGCTGGCCCACCGATATCGCCGACCGCCCAGGTGCCGTCTGGGTCGACTACACCGCAGGCTATGCCACGCCTGCCGACGTGCCAACACCCATCAAGCAGTGGATGCTTTTAGCCATGGGCGATCTTGATTCGCAGCGCGCCCGCAGTGCCGAAAAGCCAGCCGTGCCGCAGCATTTTGCAGATGCTCTGCTAGACGTATACCGTGTCTGGTCTTACTAATATGACACACGGCGCATTTAACACCCCCGTCAAGATCCTGCAGCGGTCCGCCGCGTCCGATCCACTTAACCAGCCGCAGGGCGTTTGGACTGTGTCCAGCAGCATTTGGGGCGATGTGCGTTTTCAAAATGGGCTTCAGCGTCTCTCTGCTGACCAGTTACACACAAAAGCTAAAGTCTCAGTCCGAGTGCGCCAAACGTCTTGCAGCCGCACCATCTTAAAAGGCATGCGCATGCGCATCAATGGCTCAGACTACGACATCATCGACACCCTGCTACAAGGCCGCGCTGCGCTTGATTTAGTGGGGCAGGGCGTTTAAAGCCGGAGCATCATGACCGCCTCATTCACCGCCACCTTCGACCTAGCAAGCGTCAACCAGTGGGTCAACCACTTGCAGGACGACGTGCGGCAAGCCCTGCGCCCCGCCGCCCAAGCGGGTGCCGACGTGCTGTACCAGCAGGTCTTGGCCAACGTGCCAGTTGGCAACCGCGGGCATTGGTTCCACGGCTCCTCGTTTCGCAAAAACGGGCGCAAATATTGGTTTGATGCCGGTACGCTGAAGCGTGCGATTTACCAAGCCTACGCCACGAAAGAATCTACTGACCTGCGCCCCGTGTACAGCATCGGCGTCAACGCCCGCAAAGCGCCTTATGCCTACATGGTCGAGCTGGGCACGGCTAAAAGCCCGCCCGTTAAATACATTGGCCGTGCCAGGGCGCAGTTCCCCAAAGCGCTAGACGCGGTGCAGAACACGTTTTTCCAGCGACTCAAAGCGTTTAAATAGCATGGCCTCCATCAACATCGAAACCCAGCTGCAGGCCGTTTTACAAACGCTCTGCCCACGCGTCTACCCAGACGTTGCCCCCGATGACGTTGCCACACCCTACATCGTGTGGCATATGTATGGTGGTCAAGCTGTGGCGTATGTCAACGGCTCGCAAGCCGCGCGCCGCAATGCTTATGTGCAAGTCAACGTGTGGGGCGCCAGCCGCGGCGAGTGCAATAGCCTCTCATTGGATATCGCCAAAACCCTCACCGATGACGCGGCCACGCCAAACGGCATGGCAGCAGTCGCCATCAGCGAGCTGATGGGCGCCCTCGACAAAGACACCGAGCTGCGCGGCTCGATGCAAGATTTCAGTCTGTGGTGTGATCGTTAATCTTTAATCGTTAATCTTTAATCAGTCACCACCCAACCAACCTATTACCCTTTTTTGGGGTATTTCCCACCCGCTTGATGCCAGTCACGCGGGTTTTTTTTATCTCTAAAGGAGCTTATAACCATGGCACGTACCCCAACAGGCACCGCAGCAGCGGTCGCAACGGCATTTGCAACCGCACTGCCATTTACAGCAGCAACCAACGCCACCGAGACCGTTTTAACGGTTGCAGCTAGCCCCATCGTTGCCGGCGATTTCGTCGAAGTCACTAGCGGCTGGAGCCGCATCAGCAACCGAATCTATCGGGTTAAAGCAGGTTCTGCAACGGCGTTGACGCTTGAGGGCTGCGACACAACCAACACCACCCTGTTCCCTGCTGGCCTTGGCGCTGGCAGCGTGCGCAAGGTCAACACTTGGCAGTCGATCACGCAACAGCTTGCCATTACGTCTAGCGGTGGCGACCCCAAAACGGTCAATTTCACCTACATCGAAAACGAAGACGAGCAAACCGTGTTTGACGGAAACAGCGCAACACAGTACAACATCGACCTAGACGCCGACGCGGTGGGCACAGCGGCTTATAACGCGCTGCGCACATTGTCTGAGTCGCGCACAGTCTCGGCTTTGCGCTTAACTGCACCATCCGGCGCCGTGGTCCTGATTGGTTGCACCTTGTCACTCAACGAAAACCCAAGCATCAGCAGCGGTCAAGTCATGATGAACAAAGTTACCTTCTACGGCCGTGGCCGCGTCGTGCGCTACGCCAGCTAATCACTAGCCAAAGCTAAGCAAAACCCAAAAAGCGCTGGATTCAACCCCAGCGCTTTTTGGTTGCAGCAATCACAAAACCCATCAACCCAACACACCCACAAACCCACACCATGGCAGCCATCAAACTGGGCCAGCGCCCCGCATCTTTTACCCGCATTGTCAAATTCCCCATGGTTGACGGCACCGGCGGCGCGCTGGACATCACATTCAAATACCGCACCCGCACAGAGTTTGGCAGCTTCATCGACGGCCTTGTCAGCAAAGCACAAGCCGCGCAGTCTGCCGACGACCAAACCGCCGTGCAAAACACCGCCAACCCTGCCGACGCCCTCAACATGGAGCGCATCATGTCCAAAAGCAGCGCTGCCAATGCCGACTACCTCATGCAAGTCGTTGACAGCTGGGGCCTCGACGAGCCGTTTAACCTCGACAACGCCCGCGTTTTTGCCGATCAATACCCTGGCGCTTGCCTGGCAATCATGGAGACCTACCGCGCCGCCGTGGCCGAAGGCCGACTGGGAAACTAACGGCCGCAGCACAAGCGGCCTACACCCCCGAACTCACAGCCCAAGAGATTGCAGCCAGTGGATTCGCCCCCGAAGATTTTGCCGATGCGCCCGTGGACGTGTGGCCAGAAAACTGGCGCGCCTGGGAGCTGTTTTGCAGGCTCAGCACCCAGTGGCGCTTGGCACCCATGGGCGGCGTCTCTGGCCTTGACTACACCCCTGTATTTAACCTGCTTGACCGTGTCACGCAAGCAGACCCCGACCCGCGCCAAGCGTGGGACCAACTATTCGACGACATCCAACACCTCGAGCGCGCAGCGCTTGACGCCATCCGAGACAACGCAAAATGACCGATAAACGAGCCGCCGGCCTAGACATTACCGCTGATGCCTCGGGCGCGCTGGGTGCTTTTGACAGCGTTAAGCGCGGGGCCAAAGACATGGCGCAGGCCGTGTCCACCGGCACGCAAACCGCTGGTGCGGGCATGGAGCGCCTTGGCCAACAAAGCGAGGCATCCAGCAAAAAACAAGAGGCATCCACGCGCAACATCATTGCCAGCATGGAGCGCTACATTGCGCAAACCAAAGCCGCCGGCAAAAGCCAAGCCGATTTTTATCTTGAGCTGGGCAAGTCGCGCGGCATTGATACCACGACCGAGGCTTTTCAGCGTCAAATCGCCGCCATCCGCGAGCTGGATGCTGCCCAAGGTAAAGCGGGTATCAGCGCCAAACAAACAGCCGCCGCCATGCGCGGCGTACCGGCGCAATTTACCGACATCTTTGTCAGTTTGCAGGGTGGTCAAGCCCCGCTCACTGTGTTGCTCCAGCAAGGTGGTCAGCTCAAAGATATGTTTGGTGGCGTGGGCAATGCTGCCCGCGCTCTGGGCGGTTATGTCGTCGGCTTAGTCAACCCATATACCTTGGCAGCGGCGACCGTGGGTGTGTTGGCTTTGGCCTTCACAAAAGGCTCCGAAGAGGCCAACGCCTACAACCGAGCCCTCATTTTGTCGGGTAATGCGGTCGGTACCACAGCTAGCCAAATGCAAGTCATGGCGCAATCCATCGCGGGCATCTCGGGCACGCAAGGCGCAGCCGCCGAAGCACTCGCCATCTTTGCTCAGTCGGGACAAGTCGCACGGGGCAACCTAGAAGCCTTTACCGGAGCGGCTGTGCGCTATGCCAGCGCTACCGGCACGGCTGTGGCTGACATTGCCAAAAACTTTGCCGATCTAGCCAAAGACCCGCTCGCGGCCACGCTCAAACTTAACGACGGTATGAACTACCTGACCGTCAGCACTTACGAGCAGATTAAATCCTTGGCAGAGCAGGGCCGCAGCACAGAAGCCGCTGCCTTGGCGCAAAAAGCCTACGCCGACGCCATGAACGAGCGCACGCCCGAATTGCTCAAAAACCTGGGCTACATCGAGGCGGGATGGGCTAGGATCACCAGCGGCATCAAGGCAGCTTGGGACGCTTTAAAAAGCCTTGGCCGCGAAGACGGCACCGAGACCGCTCTTAACAAAGTGCAAAAAAACATTGCCGATCTTGAAAAAGTCATTGCACAAAAAAACTTTCTTGATCGCCCCGAACAGCTCAAGCAGCGGCTACAGGCGATGCGCGACGAAGAATCCATCTTGCAAAGCCAAACCCGCGAAATGCAGCGCGGTGTTGATATCACGGCCAAGCAAACCGCACAGGTCAAAGCCCTTGCAGATTGGGACAAAGAAGTCCTTAAAAACCAAACTGACAAGGTCAAATTAGAGGCCGACATCGTCAGACTCCGCAACATGGGTCTGGCCGCTGGAAAATCCGAAAGAGATATCGAGCGTGAGATTACCGCTCTACGTGACAAAGCCGCGCCCAAGTCCGCTGCCAAGCCCAGTGGCGTGTCCGATAGCGAGTTGGCCAGCCTGCAGGCCCGCTTTGCCGAGCTGAAACGCTGGCAACAAGCATTAATCGATGGACAGCCCGTCGAGGACAAGCGCACCGCTGGCGAAAAAGAGCTTGCCATCATTCGAGAAAAATTTGCCCTATCTAGCAACGATGCCGAAAAAGCACAACTCAACCTGCGCGCTGCCGTGCTAGAGAGCATCATCCCCATCGAGCAGCTCCAGCAGGTCGAAAAAGCCAGACAAAAAGACCTAGAAGAGATAGAAAAAGCCCGCATCAAAGAGATTGAGACCGCACACAAGAAAACAGAATCCATCGCCAAAGAGCTAGAGCAACAGCAGCAGCAATACGCAGCGCTGGGCCTTACCAAAGACCAGCTCGCCGAACTGGCAGCCGTGCGCCTAGAAGACGCCGCCGCCACCGCCGAACAAAACGCCCAGTTCGAGCGCAACTACACAAAAAACGTCAACCTCGCCGTCGAGTACGAAAACCAAGCCAAAAAACTGCGCGAACTGGCCGCGCTCAAACGTCAAACCGGAGCCAAAGAAGTCGCCATCGACGAAGCCAAAAGGGCGGCGGACGAGTGGAAGCGCACCGCAGAGACTATCGAGCGCAGCCTAACCGACGCGCTCATGCGCGGCTTTGAAAATGGCAAAGGCTTTGGCGAAAACCTAAAAGACACCTTAGAGAACCTGTTTAAAACGATGGTCTTGCGGCCCTATATCCAAGCCGTGGTGGGCGGCATCACAGGCCTTGGCAGTCTAGGTGCCATGGCAGGGCAGGGCGCAGGCGGCATGCCGGGTGTTGGCATGCTCGGCGGCGCTGCCAGCATGTTTAAAAGCGGCTTCATGAACACCCTCACCGGCAGCGGCACCATGGCTGGGCTGGGGGCAGCAAGTCAAATGGGCGGCTTAAAAGGCGCAGCTATGGGCTTAGGTGCAATCGCGCCTTGGGCGCTGGGGGGTTATGCACTCTACAGCGGCCTCAAGCAAGGCCCCCGCGTCACCAACGCCGAAAACCTTGTTGGATCGTTTAGCAGCAGAGGTGCCAACCTTGATAACGTCCAGCAGTGGAGCCAATCGGGTGGGTTTTTGCGCGGCAGCAGGTCCGGTACCATCCGCGGCAGCATGGAAGGTGGAGAACTTGATCAAAGCCTAGACTCCGCCATTGCTCGCATGTACGACACTACGCGCAAATATGCCGAGGTGCTGGGCTTGTCTGCCGATGCCGTCAACAGCTACCAAAAAAGCATCAACATCAGCCTGCAAGGCCTCAGCCCCGAAGAGCGCGACCGCAAAGTCCAAGAGGCGTTGTCGGGCTTTGGTGACAGCTTAGCGCAGGTCTTAGGCGTAGAAAGCGCCAGCGCTTTGCAACAATTGGCCGAGCGCGTATTGTCCGAGCGCAGCGGCCTTGAGCTCCAAATCCTCAACTTGCAAGGCAACACCACAGAAATCCGCAAGCGCGAGCGCGATGCCATCCACGAAACAAACCAGGCCTTATTTGACCAGGTCAAAGCCCTAGAAGACGCCAAAACACTGGCGCAAAAAGCCGCAGCCATCGAGCAAGAGCGCCTCGGCCTGCAAGGCCAGATCGATCAATTGATGGGCAACACAGCAGCCATCCGTGCACGCGAACGCGATGCGCTGGACGAAACCAACCGCGCCCTGTACGATCAAATCCGCGCTCTAGAAGCCACCCAGTCAGCGGCCGAAAAAACTGCGGCAGCGCTAGAGTCAGCCGCCCAAGAGCGCCTTGGACTGCAAAACCAGCTCGACCAATTAATGGGCAACACCACCGCCATTCGTACACGCGAGCGTGATGCGCTGCAAGACACCAACCGCGCCTTGTACGACCAAATCACAGCCCTGGAAGCAACTCAGTCAGCCGCCTCAAGCGCCGCAGCCGCCTTAGAGTCAGCAGCCCAAGAGCGTCTCGGTCTGCAAAACCAGCTCGATCAACTGCTGGGCAACACCACCGCGCTGCGTGAGCGCGAACGCGCCGCCTTGAGCGAGAGCAACCGCGCCCTGTACGACCAGGTGAAGGCCACCGAAGACGGCCAAGCCGCCGCCCAGCGCCAAACGCAGATCATGCAAGAGCAGATGACGGCCGCAGAAAACTTGCGCCAAGCCTGGTCTAGCATTGGCGACACCCTGCGCGACCAAGTGCAAAAAATCCGCACCGGCTTGGCTGTGTCAGCGGGGCAGGGCTATGTTGCGCTGGCCGCGCAATTTGCCAATGCCACCGCCAAAGCCAGGGCTGGCGATCAAGTGGCCGCAGGCAGCTTGGCAGGCCTTAGCCAGTCGCTGTTAGAGCAAGCCGCCGGCGGCGTGACCAGCCGTGTCGAGTACCAACGCATTGCCGCACTCACAGCTGCTAGCCTAGACAACACCCTTGCCGCCACAGGCCAGCCAATGGATGCACAAGCCAACGGCAGCAACGTGGCTGGTGCCACATTTGGTGCGCTAACCGGCCTACCAGCCACCTTAGCACCAGCACCCGTTAGTCTTAGTCCAGCACCCATCAGCCAACCTCAAAGCGACCCTGCAGCCCAAATGATGAGCGCCTTGCGCAGTTTGGCAGCCGAAGTAGCCGCCTTACGCACGGCCAACAGCGCCGAAAACGTCGCCATCGTCCAGCAAACTGCGGCCACAGCGCGCATCTTGTCGGATGTCACGCCCAAAGGCACCTCTATCAACGTCCGCTCTGTAACATGACATCCCTCATCATCAAAACCGACGTCACCGACGCCAGCTTACTGGCGCACAGTGTCCCAGAGACCGATCACCCCGCGTGGGTGGCTGCTACCAGCTACACCGTGGGCACCCGCGTCATCCGCACCACCACCCACCGAATTTACGAATGCGTCATCGCGGGCGTCAATGCAACCGTGCCCGAGCTGGCACCCACACGCTGGATCAATGTTGCACCCACCAACCGCTGGGCGGCTTTTGACCGCAAGGTGGGCAGCCGTACCACCGCCAGCGGAACCCTGAGCATGACCATTGCGCCTGGCACCCGCGTGGGCGCTGTTGCCCTGCTCGACGTGCAAGCCGCTACAGCCAATGTCACCATGGTCTCCAGCGGACAAACGGTCTATAACCGCACCGTCACCCTAACCGACACCGTAAACCCCATCGTTGACTACTACACCTATTGGCAGGCCGAGTTTTTAAGCAAGCGCACCCTCGTCTTGCAAGACCTGCCATCGGTGTACAGCAGCGCCCAAATCACCATCACCCTAACTGGCAGCGCCATCCAACTGGGCAGCTTGGTCATGGGCAAGCTGTTTGATATTGGACAAGCCCAGCGCGGCATGGGGCTCGACATTGCCGATTACTCACTCAAAACCCCAGACGCCTATGGCGTTATCGACTTTGTGCAAGGTGATTACAGCCAGCGGCTTGAGGCGGCTGTCGTTTGCGAAAACGACCGACTGGCTGTTATCAGCCGCACCCTGACCGACGTGCGCGCCACACCCGTGGTCGTTATCGGTGCCAACAACATCGAGCCCAGCATCATCTACGGCCTAGTCAAAGGCTGGCGGTTGCTGGTGTCTTACAAAGATCACAGCATCGCCAATTTAACCATCGAAGGACTCACATGACATTTCCCAACCTGCCACCCCCGCCCAATACCAGCGATCCGTCCACGTTTTCTGCGCGGGCGGATGCGTTTTTTGCAGAGATCCCCGATTGGTCTGCCGATTTGGCGGCGTATGGTAACGGTATTAGCTTGGGCGTTACTGCTTCCAGCGCCACCAGCTTGGCCATGCCAGCAGCAGGCGCATCGGTTAATTTAACCGTTGACTCAAGCAAAGGTTACGCCACAGGCATGCGCGTCATTGTTGCTGCGACCGCTGCGCCGTCAACTCAATGGTTTTTTGCAACGGTCACCAGCTACAACGGCACGACAGGTTTGTTAGCCCTTATCGTTGATTTTGCAATCGGCACTGGTACAGTTTCCGATTGGCGCGTCACAGTCAGTCAACCCTACGTCACCGCACCCGGCGCGGGCGGCGCCAGCACCACCAGCCTGGCCATGCCCGCCATTGGGGCCAGCGTCGGCCTCACAGCCAGCCCCCTGCGCACGTGGCAGGTCGGCGACACGTTGCAAGTGGTTAGCACGGCCAACCCTGCGACCGTGCGTTTTGTAGGCACCGTCACCGCCTACAACTCGGGCACCGGGGCGCTGACGCTTACGGCCATCGATGTCTTAGGCTCTGGCACGGTCGCCAGCTGGGCCATTTCGCCCGGTGTAGCGCCAGTGCAAGGTGTTAACGGCTCCAGCACCACCAGCTTGAGCATGCCTACCATTGGGTCCAGCGTTGGCCTCACAGCCAGCCCCCTGCGCACTTGGCAGCTGGGCGATACCCTGCAAGTGGTCAGTGCGGCAAATCCTGCAGCTGTGCGGTTTGTAGGCACAGTCACTGCCTACAACTCGAATACAGGGGCGCTGACGCTGAGCGTGATAGATGCGCTGGGTACGGGTACTGTTGCCAGCTGGTCTATCGCACCAGGGACTGCTATGTGGGGTGTTAACGGTTC